TAAACTAGGCCATTTGCAAACTTTTTAAACCATCACGATTATCATCACTGATTGCGTTGTGGTATTGCAACTCTTAACAGCCTTTTCCAAGCAATTAACGCTGTTGGAATATAGAGATTACTCTCTATACTGTGCTTACTTACACCATTTCGTTCTACATTGACTACTGCATTAGGCATCATATTAGTTACTAGGTATTGAACTACTCTAGCAAGTTCTATATTAGAAATTGTATTACATTTCAAATCGGCAAATACTCTAGTTGTCTTAGAGTCTATACAAGTAATACAAGAACTATCTTTGGATACACCACCAGATGGATCGACACCAATAATTGGTGGGTATTTAGGAACTAAGTTAGACTTAAGTGGAATTTCTTCATAAATATTGAATTGGTATTTGCCAAAGATAAGAAGTGTCTTCTTAGGTTCTTTACAATATTTACGGATACCATCTAATTCATCTTTAGTAAATGGGTTATTTTCAGATTCGTCAGACCATTCAAGAAGAATTTCACGACGGATAAGAGGCCAATCCCATTCCAAATCTTTACATTGTTTTTCAAACCATTCTTCAGTATAACCAAGTTGTTGATATGTAAATTGAATATGAACAAATGTAGAGAGTTTATTAGCATCAATGATTTCTCTTAATTGAGGATATGTAAGATCATACCACTGTTCACTAAACTTAGAAGCATTATTTAATACTGTATAAGCGTACTTACCTTCATCATTGGTTAAGAAGCCAGGAGTTGTAGTATATACTACACCAAAAGGAACATTGTTTTGTTTAGCAATTTCAATGGCCTTACTCATCGCTGGTCTCATATTACCATAGATAGTTTTCATGAATGGAATAAATGCAAATTCATCAGCCCATAAGAGAGGGAATGTTTGACCCCGAAGCAAGTTAGCGGCTGCTAATTCATTTCTTGCTTTAGCATAGGTCTTGATATTGTTTCTATTAATAGCATTTTCCATATAGACTTGAGTACTTTGAACTTGTTTCTTACGAGTACCATCCATAGTAAACTTAGAGTCAAATCTAAGATAAGATGGAAGTAAGTCACGTATTGCTCTAATACGAGATAAGTTCAAGCGGCAGTCCTTAGCTTCTTTGTTAAGAAGAGAAATCTGTGTATTTTGAGTTCTAAAGTTATATATATAAGTATATAGAACAGCTGTACCAATAGTTTTACCTGTCTGACGAGGCTGTAATAATAAGCAGTCAAAGTTCATGATTGCCATGTATAAGAATGCCATATTACCACGGTTTAATATAAACTTAGACGGTTCGCCAGATGATGGGATACGAACTACTTCTCGAAGATAATACCAGAAGTTATTTCTTACTTCGGCCAGTACCTTCATTTTATATAAAGTACTCAGATTTGGATCGTGTGGATCTATATTTGCAAGATCTGGATCTAATAAAGCCAGCATAAATCTATGGTTTTTAACACCAATAGATTTAAGATAGTTACTCATTTCGATGAAGGATTTATTAGTAGTAGATCTTTGATAATATACCTTCTGACCCTGATTCTCCATCATAGTTGGAGCATCATAAATCATATTTTGATTAGGCATGATTAAGCAATAACCCTCCTTTGTAAATGTAATCTAAAAGCAGATTATTATGTAAATGTCGCAGTTTATAAAAGTAGATTTAATCGTATACTATAATAATGAGATATGTTTATATTTATAGGAGGATATGATGGATAATATTTATTTACAGTTAATAGATAATGCATATAGGGATATATTGTCTCATATATTTGGTGCAGATAATACTATGCTTAATATATATCATGCTTTATTTTTAGTGATATTTCTAATTATATTTGCTAATAGAGGGATGACTTTTCTATTGAAAAGGCATCATATTATAAGCAAAATAATTTCATATATTTTATATTTTTTAGTCATCATAATAGATCTAAGTCTATTAATAGGAGTTTAGAATGTGTGAATCATTATATACAAAGAGCTGTGAGTTTGCTATAAAGGCATTTAATTATTTAAATACAAGAGTTAATAGAACAAGAATACCATTCTTTCAATTAGAAACTGCACCTAATACCAATACTGTAGGTCATGTAGTAAATGGTACTATGACTCTAAATATCCATAATATATTGGAGTTAGCAAAAACCTTTGATAAATATGATTGGGCAAATATTAGAGGGTTGATTTTAATTACTATAATTCATGAGTTATCCCATATTAACCAGAATATAGATTATAATAGATTTTCTAAAGATGAAGCATACCATCAAAAAATAGAATTAGAGAATCATTATAATGCATTGAATTTCATGCTCAATAGAGAGGAAGAATTACATAATCTTTTCGGAGATTATTCTGACGATATTTGTCTTGATCTAGAGTTAACTCAAAAGTGTTTAGAAAATCCACAATTAAAGAATTCTTATAAGTTAAGAAATACAGATGATGTAGCAATAGTATCATTGCTAAATATGTTTACTGGATTGAAGAAATCTGATAGAGTAAAGGTGGAAGAATGCTTAATAAATTCTAATCAAGTATTCGTGACTTATAAAGATAATGGTGATGATTCCTCATATAAGTATAGTGAGATAGTTAAAGATATAAAAGGTATTTGGTATACTTATAAGATATTCAATATCATTAAATTTATCTTTACCTTACCAGCATATAGAGTAAATATAGTATTAGAGGATAATACAGATCTATATATAAATCTAACTAGAAATGATAATGGACAATTATCAGAATCTGCTGGTCAGTTTGTAGCAAATATAGTTACACAATAAAATCAGGGTATAGGCTATTATGCCTATACCCTATATCTTTTTAAGCATGTGTATTTTCTTTTTTTAAATTGATAAATAATTCACACCAATTCTCTAGTGTAAGATCTACTAATTCGAATACGTCTTCTTTTTTATACTCATCATTTGAGAAATTATAATCTTTATCAATATATTCTAATACGGATTCATAAATTCTATCAAATAATTTCTTATATAGATCTTGGTCTATAGACTCTTTATCACCTTCAAATAAAACAGTCGAGTAGAAATTTTTGAAATCTTTTGTATCCATAAAAGAAGATATCGTTTTTCCATCTAAATTACCATAAACATTTTTTAATCTTTTTAAACCATTATCATCTAAACTAAGATTTCTATCTTGGTATTCAAAATAGATAGTAAAGATATAAAATAATGTAGCTCTAATAACTTCATTTACAAAATGATCATAGTGTCTATCTTTAACTTTATTACGTGTTGTAGAAACGTTACATTGATCAAATAATCTACAAGCAATTCTATTTCTAATAGATATACAATTTGTAATTGTTTTCTTATAAAGTAATCTTGTTACTTTCCAAGTATTTATTGTATATTTAAATTCTTCTTTAACGTACTTTATTCCTTTTTTACTATGGTTACCAATCAGTGCATAGTATGTAAATATCGATATAACACAAATGACATACACTGTTGAAACCATAAATAATTTAACACCAGATACAGGAACCGGATCTAAACCGATTGCGTAGAAATAGTGGTCTAAAACGTATGGAGTGATTGCTCCAAGAATAATTGTAATAAGAAGCATTGAAAGAAAAGTTGCTTGCAATCTCCATCTATACATAAGATGGGATAATATGATATTGGTTAAGTCTTTTTTTAGTTTTAAGCTAATTATAATATCTTTCATAGTATAGTCTATCCTTGTATAAGATTCTTTACTCTCCGTTTTAAGAAATCTTGTACATAGCTATAGAATTCTTCCTCTTCAAACATACTAGGGATATTATCGCTTGCAGAATATTTCATTAAGAAGATTTTTTCATAGGTCGATCTAAAATGAGCTCTATCAAAAAGATTATATCTATCGTCTCTATCCTTTCTATCTATACCTAAGATATAATCGAATAGGCTATTATATATACTATTTGAGAGCATTACATTTTCAAATTTATCATTTACCTCTTGATCATCATCAGATTTACGTCTGACGATACAGTGTTTTCTTAACATACCAATTCCAGGCGATAATAAATATACTTTGTCTGGGAAAACATTTAACCCACAGTAGTATGAAGAAAATTCATCTATATCTAAGAACAATTTTCTAAAAGGTACGCCTAAATCCTTGTACCCAGATTTGGTACAATTTATTGGTTGGGTTAGGCATATGTGTCTAATAGCAGAATCAAATATATTACCTTTGTTCATAATATTATATACCAAAGTGGATAGTAGCCATCTGTCAAGAATAATAATAATCTTTTCATTCTCCAATTTAGGAGCAATGATATTGTTAAAAGTATCTCTCATATTTAGAATCATCAAACTTTGAAGAATATCTGTAGGATAATTTTCAATGGTTAAAAGCTCTCTGATCTTTTTATATATCTCACTACCATCATTGTATGGAAGAGATAAAGTCATAGCAGTATAACCATCGAATTCTTCAGGATGATCGTTTATATAATCAGAAAACTTCTTACATGTTGTAGTCTTACCAGAACCATCGGTTCCCTCTACAACAATCAGTTTGCCTAAATGATTATTATTATTTGAAAACATATGTATCCTCCTTTGGATATTATTAAAGTGTTGTTTTAAATTACCACAAGAATAAAGAGTATACCAGTAAAGGTATACTCTTTTGTCTTTGTATTTATTAGAAATAATCAGCAACACCATTCAAGATTTCATTTTGAATGGCTTCTTCCAAGGATAATACGATTCTATCGCCATTTTTCAATTTCATAGAAACAGTACGACCATCTTCATTTAGATTGATTCCATTGTATAGACAATCAAATGTTTCTAGTACTGTTTTAATATTAGCAGATTCAGAAATTAAGAAAGAGTTAATTTGAGATTGAGTAAGAGGTACCAAGATCTCAGTAGATTCTGCTAGGTTACCATATTTAGCGATATTATTAATTTCATCATTACGACGGAATAATTCAGAAGTAGGATTGATTTTATAATACTTCATATCACCATATTGACCAACAGATTCTGTTGTTACGATAGAAGTAGTATATGCTTTAGAATGGGAAGGGAAATATACACGGTCATATGTAATGATTTGCATACCCTTTACAGTCATTCTACCATTCTCATTTGCCAAAGAACCAACAGCTCTAAGAGAGAAAGAAGGTTTTTGACCGTCTCTTAAATCATCATTAAAAGATCTACCGAGGTCATTGTTAGTACCACGGAAATGGGCTTTTACAAAATTACCATCCATCCAAAGTTTAGTATACCATACTTGTTCTAAAGTTGGATCGATTTTGCTTTGACGTGCAAGAGTTGCATCAGATGGATGACCTGCTTCACCTTTAAAGTTACCAGTTTCTACTAGTTCTTTTGTTCTAGGAGAATTAATACCTTTTTCTAATTCATCAGTTGGATAGTATCTTCTATTACGGTTGACTTCATCACCTTCTTGAAGAATACCTTCAGCAATGATAAATCCATTTTTATTAACTTCTTTTACTGTAAATTCTACATTGGCTCTAGTTTCTTCACAGATAATAGTGCCTACAAGATTATTTGTATCCAATTATTTTTCACCTACTCTTTAATTCATTATGTATAGAAATTATCTATATGTTTCCCAATACGATATTAGCAGTAAGATAAGAGTAGATCTTTAGTGATCTACTCTGTATCTATTTATTTTTTATATTGCTTATTTTCTTTTTTAGGAGAAGCTTCAGAATTTTCTACTTTTACAGAACCATTAACGTCTGCTTGTTCTAAAGAACTTTTTTCTTCTTTTACTTCTTCTACTTTAACTTCAGGTTTTGTAGTTTCTGCAGGTTTACGATCTGTAACTGTTTCTACAACAGGCTCAGAATATTCTTCTGTAATAGCTTTAGCTGTTTGAATATTAGGCAATTTGGATGGGCCATTGTAAGTATTGTAGTTATCAAACCCTAGTGGTACTGTTACTCCACCAGCTAATACCTCTTCAACCTTTGCTTTGAATTCTAAACAAATAGCAATATCTTCATCACGAAGAACTACTAGATTACAAGTGCCTGTGAAACGAACTCCATTAATAGAGAAAGCTTTATCACAATGCACGTTTACTAATTTTTTAACCATTTGATATTACCCTCCTAAGGTAGATGATAGAATTAGATTATTAATTAATCGTCATCCTCATCATCTTCATCGTCGTCTTCGTCCTCATCATCGTCATCATCTTTTTTATCTTTATCATCAGAGTCGTCGTCGTCAGAATCCTTATCGTCTTCGTCATCGTCGTCCTCATCATCATCTTCGTCTTCTTCTTCATCGAAGTCATCATCTTCGTCGTCATCGTCTTCTTCGTCTTCATGATCGTCATCTTCTTCAGAATCATCTGTGTCAGATTTTTTATCATCTACAATATCAACCAAGATTGTATCACCAGCATAATCGCCTTTAAGAATTTCTTCTTCAGCTTCTGTTTCTTCATCGATAATAGTATCGATTACTTCCATAACAGCATCTTCATGTAAATCTTCATCAAATTTACCTTCTACCATAGCATCAATGTTTAGGTTTTCTAAAGCCATTTCAATACCTCGCTTATTAATTATTCATCAAAATTAGTAATAGGTTGTGGGAAGATCATATTTTGATCTTCATCATATTCTTGGGCTTCTTCATCCCAACCACACATAAAATCAATGGTAGAGCCATCAATATCGTTATCACCAATCATCATATTTTCTAAAAGATCTTTTTTCATATCTTCTACAATGATTTCATCTACAGGTCTAGACATTAGTATCCTCCTATAATATTCTTCTTTAATCCATTACTACTAATGTAGGAATTATCAATTATTTGCCTTCCATATATGTTTTCCCACCACAAGTATTATCGTCTAAGTATTTTTGGTACTCAGTACTATTAGTAGGATTTACATTGCTATTGGATTGCAATCCATTTATATAAGATCTAAGCATGAATAAGATCATAGGAATTTCATAATATAGATCTTTTGTAAAGTAGTAATCTTTAGATTCTAAACTTTCTAGATCCTCAATATTTAAATTGAATGGATCTGCAGTCTTATTCATATAATTGATAATAATATTTTTATAGAAGTCTTTCTTATCTTCTGTATAAGGTCTATTATTAACAATTCTATCAAATAGATCCATATCAATCCAGTTAATAGGATCTGCATTGAATTTATTTCTAAGATTAATAGATAATTCCCAATATTCTTCCATACGATCTACTAATAAACTATTAGGATCATGAACTGGTACTGGATAACAGCTATTTAAATGAAGTTTATGATCGACATTTTCTATATCTCTAAATAGAGTTCTAGAGTATTCGATAGCAAATGTATCTGGTTTATGAACTGCCTGAGAGATATATAAATAATAATCATCACTTTCAGAGAAGATACCATTCCTAATTAAGAACTCTATCAAATAAGGATCATAGATAAACATTCCTAAATAGCTATATACAAAGGTTTGAATATTGCCTTTATAGAATAGATTAATATAGAAGGATTTGAGCATAGTATATGCATCTCTAACTCTATCTAACAATTGAGCATCACTAGATAGCAATACTGGAGATAGGTTGGTACCAACATTACCAGGCATATACTCAAACTCATTTACTAGTAATTTACCATTTAGGAATCCATAAGATCTTTCACTAGAAGTTTCTAGGTTATATTTAATCTTATAGAAGTTAGCACCAGATTCTAATGTATCTGGAGAGCAAGAGTTTACTCTAAATAAAAGAGTATTATCTCTAAGATAAGTGATCATAAAATAATCATCAACACATGGTATGATTGTATTAGGTAAGATGATAGCTTCACCTTCAATAGGAGATTCAGGACCAAATTCTCCTCTTTGAAGATCTATCATCATTCTTTCAACACCATAAATTTGGAAGTTCTTAATTTTATTATATCTTAGAGGAGTATTTTCACCTAGTTGATGATATACTTCTTTATCACCTTGATCTAGGGTTGATTGCTTATCATTTATATTCCAATAAGTTACTGTAGTTGGTTTCTTATCAGTAAATAAATAATAGGGGTTATTTGCTAAACGATTCTGTAAACCTGTTACCAAGCTTTCGGTAGTTTTTCTATAATTCGTATTAGTAAAACTTCCCATATTAGGTTTCACCTCCATTAAGTAATTATAAGATTATATTGATGTGAACTGATAGGCATTTAAACAAAAAAAAATAACGGAATCCCATAATAGGATTCCGTCTATATATTATATCATTTCACTAATATTTTCAATATATGATGAGATTACCAATTTAGAATCTTCTCTCAATTCATCAATAGATTTGTTTTCATCTAGAAGTATACCACAATTCTTAGTATACTGATCATATAGTTTATATAGTTTCGTCTTTTTATCTACCCAAGAAGTTATTCCTTTTTCTTTAGAGTTCTCTTCAATTAGATTTTTGGCTTTACCAGTTATACTAAATAAAGCAGCAGAGGTTAAGCGAGCTATATTATGCTTTTTCTCTGCATCACTTTTAAAAGTACGCATAGGATTTTACCTCCATATCTTTTAAAGAAATATCTATTCTTTAAATCAGTAATATCTTTCTTTTGCAATTATTAGAAATTAGTCTAGATAGTCATAAAAAATAATGATAGGGTAAACAAATATATAGTATAGAGTGTGTATATGTAATAAAATATATTTTCTACACTTTGTTTAGCCTGCTAACCTACACAATTTTTCTGGCTTGAAATTGTTTGGTTAACCTCTTAAAAATTATAAACAAAAACTCTTTTTATTTATTTTCTATAACTATACTAACGGCATGAGAAAATACTTATCTTGTTTTAAAAATTATTTACAGCTTTCCTTTCTTGTAAATAAGATATAACACTACTAATACGACTGCTTTTAATAATAGTTACATATACTCTCTATACTACTCTCTTTCTAGACGTAATATACTCTACACAGTTTGGGATAAGGTCTAAGACCTTATCCCACTCTTACTGTCTAAAGTCTTATCCAAATGTCACTGAGTCTTAGCTATATACTTTGAATCCAGGGTGATTAACTCCTTTGAGTTTATTAGTGATAGGATTGGAATAATCCTTATTAGGATCAAAGTCTGGGACGTTATTAATTGGAGTAGATGCAGATTCTGGTTTATCTTCTTCAGGAACATAATCCTTTCTACACCTATCATTCAATTTGATTACTTCTTTTTTAATACGACGAGCTGGATCAATACCTAATTGAATAAAGATATCAGCCATTAAATTCAATACGAAAGATGATCTAATAAATCCATCTCTATGGGCTGCAAGTCTCCAGTTATGATAATTTGGTTCATCTTTCCAATTAGGTAATTCTAAAGAATCGAAATCAACTCTATCTCCATAGTTCTCAAAGATATATTGTAAAGGTTCTTTTTCTTTAGCAACATCTTTTTCTAATTTAGGAAAATGAATGATATTCGTATTTTCAGGATCTGGCTTAGCAATTGTTAAAGTTTCATAAGCATATTTCAATTTATTGAAATACAGCTCAGTTGCTAAATCAAGATTATAAGTATTGAAGATCATAATTTCTTTAGGTTTAGTATCTAGAGTAGTTACATTGAAGAAGATATAATTATTTCTTTCATAACTGAATGGAATGGCTAAAACTCCAATGAAGTATTTATATTTATACTTTTTAAACACATGACGATTATAATGCAATAATCTGATATCTCTTCTTCCACTTTCTCTTGTACGAGCTAAGAATGGAAATCTTACATCTTCAGGAACTTCTTTTAAGTCACTAAATTTCATAGTGGATTCATAGTTGTATGTCACACTAGAGAAATCATGATTTTTAATATAGATTTCAAACTCTTTCAATTCTATTCCTCCTTAATTCTAGCATAGCTTATATACATATTCACTTATCTTATCTTTTGATACACCGAAATCCTTTTCACCTTCCATCATATTTACATGGACGTAGACTGGTATACCGATTCTACTCATCTTATATTCAATACCTTTTAAAACATAATCCTCTATATCATTATCTATATAGATATGGAAAGTTACATCTATAAGACTTTGTGTGGTAACGAAATACTTAATAAGGCTTATGTATGTATTACCACCTATAGCTGCATAGATATTATTAGTTCTATTAGCACCTCTTAAGTTATAGAATACAGATAAGATATCGAATGTACCTTCTGCTATATGAATATCTATATGATCATAGATATTACAAACTGATGGGATAATATAATATCCACTTCCTTCTCCATCTGAGATAGTATATTTTATATATCTACTATCTAGAGATTTATGAACTTTCTTTCTAGCTTCATCATTCATAAGATTTCTAAATATAATAGCAGAGTTGTTATTATTTAAGAATCCTATAAAGACGTTATTAATAGTATCTGCAATTTGTTTTGATCTTGTTATTTTATTGAACTTATTATAATTTAAGAATTCATATAAGCTTAAGATTATTTTACAAGATGCTAAATCTTCATAAGTAAGATTTAATCCAAGTCTTTTATTAAGATAACTCAATTTATATGCTGAAATTTTATTATCTTGTGGAATTGGTACTTGTAAATTCAATTTACCTTGTCTATTTAAACGATACCTGCTTAAATTAGACACTCTCTTGTTGTTAGATTCGATCTCAGATAATAATTCTGAGTCTATGATGTCGCCACGTCCACTAAAGTCTTCTAGGACCTCTTTTGTTAAAATACCTCTATGATTAATATTTCTAAAGCAATTATACATTGGAGGTTTTCCATCAAGACCTAGAGAGATATACATATGATGGCCTGTGTCGGTCATACCTTCTCTATTGCATAATGGACAATTTATAGTTACTTCTCTTTTAGCCGATGCATCTTTAGAATCAGGGAACAGCAAATGAAGCTGTTCCCTTAGTTTGTCTGATAATTGGGTATTGATTAGATCTTTATTCTCCATTGCTGTTCACCTTCTTTCATTATTAAAGTATATGAATCAGATTAGCATTACAAATCTACATACTTCTTCTGATACTATATCTGGAATTACATTGATTGGTCTACCATTGTTTTCTGGATTATGGTAATCTATAGTTTGGAATTCAGATGATAAGATTTGAGCAATAAGCATTAGGATTACATCATGCTCAATTTTAGGATTATTATACTTCTCATGAATCATTGGGAAGTATTTAGATGCTTCAATCTTTTGCAGTTCTTTCTTGTTGATATTCTTTCTAGTAACAACACGAACTACTTTACCACCAACCATGTAAGGTAATTGGCATAACTTGTAAGATTCTAATAATCTTCTAGCTGCAATAATTAGAATGATATATTGTCTTACATTCATAATCTTAATAGATTGAGGATCATCGAACTCTTTAGCAAAGAGATAAGTTACGAGAGTTTTTTGCAAAGAGTTTACAATTAGTTTACCATCTTCATCACAGAGTTGATTATAATAGAATTTGATTTCTTCTTCATCAAATGGTCCATATTTCAACTCAATACGTTGCATAGTAGTTTCACAGTTTACCTGAGTTTGAATAAGAATAGCTTCATTGATCTTAGCAGCATGTGCTTCGAATTTATCACATTCTGAGTTATTATCATCATCTCTATTTGAAGATGATAACATTACAAAGCCATATTCATAAGGCACATCTGTAACCTTAAATCTGATATCTCTATTGATGGCATTGTAGTTGAAGTGAATGATATTCTTATTATAGGTATATTTAGGAATGATTTGCATGATGATATTTTCTACTGTCTCAATGGAATGAGTAGTAGTATTTCTACCACGAATAGTTTGCATTTCCCATAATACACCATTGTTTAATGTATTCTTAGTTACATTACTTGATGCTGTTTCATATAACTTAGAAGACAAGTTAACCCCATATGTTTTAGAAGCTGCTTGGAATAATAGGTCGAATGCTTTAAGTAATACTGTTTTAATATCTTGAGGATCTATCTTCTTCTTCTCAATAAAATGAGTTAGAAGAGGGATCATCATATTCTGCATAACAGAAATCTTAAGCATGATTTTTGCATGGAAGTCAGAGTATTCTAATACTGGAGATTTAGCATTCTTATATGCTTCCAAATCATCAATGGAATATTGTTCCATATTCATTTGATCCAAATGATAATTCAAATAAGCAGCCATAGAAGAACCATTAGGATTGATAAAGTATTTCCATAAGTCATTCAAGAACATATCAAGGCTATAGTCATCAGTATTTACATCGATCATATATTTGATCTTTGCATATAATGCTACTAGTCTATGCTCTTTGTCATAATACTTCTCGAAGTAATTTAGGTAATTAGTACAATGATCTCTAAATCCAATTGCAATAGTACCATCTTCTTTTACTTTTGAGTCACTATTGTAACAGCGTTTTGCTTTAATGGAAAAATAATCAATCATCATATTAGCTTCGCAATCATCACTCATCCCAAAGAGTTTATGAATAGGAGCTATAATCATACCTCTAGTATGTGTAAATACGGCATCTTCTGCAGTTTGCGGTCTCCAATCATCAATATGTGGTTTTTGTTCCATATAAGGATTACCTTGCTGACTAGCGGCCATCATAGTCTTAACAGTATCATGTTTAGCAACCTTATCACCATCTTTTGTAATATTATGGTTAATAATAGATACTACTGGAATCTTTTCCCCTTTAGCATACTTACTTCTATCAAGTACAAGTCGAGGCATATAATATGCTTGATTATTATAAGTTAACTCATCCTCGATATCAACTTGATTATCTTTGTAGTAATCCATTCTTTACTCCTTCTCCTTACTATTGTTAAAGACTTATGTGAATTCTTGAGGTTTTCCACGCCTCATATTTATAGTATACAGACAAAACTACGATTAGTAGTGTCTACTAACTTTCTTTACATAATTCCCACTACGTTTAGAAACGCTTTTATTTACACGCTGAACAGTCTTGACTGCCTTAACTTTAGTAGCATAAGCTTTTCCTTTTCCCTGCAAACTATCAGTATCAGAGAAATCATCCTTTGAAACATAGTTACTACCATACTTAGTACTAGACTGAAGTTTCTTAATATTCTGAACTTGGATAAGCTTTTCCTTACCACTCATAATTTGACTAGCAAGATTTTGTGGTTTATAAGGATAAGCATTCATCCACATAATTTTATTTTCTAAACCTTTTAGTTTAAAAAGGAGATAAGCAAAGTAAATAGATTTTACATATCCTACTATCTTATTTGGATTTGTAGTTGTAGGGTGTTGTTTGAATACGATAGGGTCAAACTTTTTAACTAATTCTTTTATAAGAAGATCGTTATGTTTAAATGCATTAGCATAGGTAAACATGAAGTTTGGATCATTAGAGAATACTTTAATATCGTACCCAGTAATTTTATTAAGTCTTTTTTGTACGTCATCATTTGTAGTAAATTCTATTACTACATCATAGAATATATTCTCATCTTTTTCTGACGGCATCATAATATAGAGAACATATTTTTCATTAGTGTTTTTATATAGAGTATAGTTTATCTTACCATTTACTCTAAGCATCATTTCATCAAATTTCTTCGTATAGAGTTGTCTGGCAGTCTCTGCCTCTCCAACCATCCGAGTACGGCCTCCAGATGGATTTTTGGCGTAATCATCAAAAGTAATTTGCATTTTCTTCTACCTCTTTTTCTTTTACCCCTGTATAATAATGACGTCTAAAATACCCAGTAAGGATCTATTCCTTACTGGTGGTATCTTAGATTATTCTAAATTCGAGGGCAAAAATGACATTAAATCATTTAATAATTTGTAGTTCAATGTGTAAAAAATTATTTTGAAAAATTGGTTTCAATTATATACTATAAATATGAGAAGTGAGTGTATAATATGACTCTAAGAAAGGCTGTGATAATTTTTTATAATAAACTAAAACATTCATTTCAAAATTGCAAGCAAGTTATTTCAAAAAGAGGTTTAAAATGGAAAAATCTAAAATCGAAAAAATCAATCTTAATTTTGGCGGGGTTAATCTAAATGGTATCCTAATTCCAGAAGCATCGTCTGTAGAAACTATTAAGAACTTACTTGAGTTGCGCAGTCAAGTAAACTACTTCATTGATCTATTAGAATCAATGAGACCAGAAAAGGAAAAAGAAAAGGTATACACTGACGTTATTCCTATTCCTCCAGAAACAAAATCTTTAGCTCAAAGAGCACAAGAATTCCAACAAGAGAAGGAAAAGAAAAGTGCTACTATTAAAGGGAGCTTTGAGATTAAAGATAAAAAGGAAGAAAAGAAAGTTGATGTAGTGGAAGTCTTGGAAAACCATTTAGAAGAAACTGAAGTTGAAGAAGTAGAAGATTGTGGTAAAAGAAAATCTTCTAGAAGATGTTTCTCTGAAGGTCAAAGACAAATTACTCCTTATAAGAAAAAGTATTGGTACACATTGAACAGTACTCCTGATGAAAAACTAATCAATGTGAAAAACATTCTATCTTTCAATGAAAAAGTAACTCCTGAAATACTTGGTAAGGAAAACGTTTTAAGAACTAAAATATTTGAAGACAATGGTATCAAGTATATCTTATTATCAGTATTCTGTTCTGTTATGAATACCGCATATTCAAATGTGAACATGTATGCTAATGAAAATTCTGATGTAAAACTAGCGATTGCTTTATTTGAAGATGAAACTGGTAGAGAATCTAGTAGAAAGTTTATCACTTTGGATTCGGCTCTTCATTTAATAAAGCAGTATAATATCAAAATCAAAATTGAGGATATGGTAGAAGAAACGCAATTGAAGTTCAAATGTATTTTGCCTACAAATAACTTTATTAGCAAAAATACTTTAAAAGCAAAATACTTTGAAGCTAAACCTACCTTAGCATATATCATGAACAACTGTAAATATCCATGGTATTTTGTAAATGGTTTTAATATCAATATTAAGAATGCGTGGGAAGCATATTCTGATTATATTAAAGATAACAATTATAACTTTGAAGAGAAGAAACGTTTATTCAATAACTTTATTGATGTAGCTTCTACTTCATTTGATAATCGTTATTCTAAAAACTTTGTTCGTGAAGATGTAAATCTATGCAGAGAGGCATTAGTAGTATATGATGCTGATAATCAAAATTATTATTGTGCTTTTGCATCTTCTAAAGATAAAGTATCTACAGTTGTTAAGTATGTAAACAATATGCTTGATGAAATCATTGAAAAATCTTATACATTGAGAGATAAAATGTATACTCATCAAGAAGTTGCAGTATTGTGTGATAGATCTATCTCTTGGGTTAAGAAAGCTGCAGAACATTTAGGGATTGATACTGATACTTATCTAACTAAAGATAATGTAAAAGGTCTAATGCATCTTTCTACAAGATCTGTTGTTACTGAATCTTATGCGGATGCATCTAAATAAGGAGAAACAAAATGGAAAATATCTCAGAAAAAATAAATTTAAATTTTGGTAATATCTCATTGAATGGCACGTTAGTATCGTTTGATGAAAAACTCTTAACTAACTTGAAGTTATTTAGAAATGGCATTGATTTTATGCTAAAACTATATGGTTATGAAGAAGGACAAGAAATCAAATCAGTAGAACCATCTACTACTAATCCTGAAATGCCAATAATAGAATATCATCCTATTAGAGATAGTATAGAAGCGTATAAATTCCATGGGTATGATAATTCATGGATTAAAGAAAACATTATTCCGTTATATGGTGAAGCAGATCTACTTTACATGGGTTTATATGTAATAGCTAAAGACGAATTCAAATATCCTAATCTATTATTCGAAAAAGTTGTTAATGGATTAATGGCTCCAAGAAAAATTGGTTTGGATAGATTCTGGATGGATCTTGAAATTGAAGTAAAAAGGGAAGTTCAAAATGAATCTAATTATGCGGAAATGCTTAGAGTGGCAGAAAAGAAAATTCATGAAATTGAGGATCGTGTAGAAAATCTATTCCACGAATTAAAGAAACGTTGCGAAGGATATGACTTTGTAAACGTCTCCACATTAAGCAAACGCTTAGATATGTTCAGAGGTGATGTAAAACTTTCAGAAGCTTATAAGAAACTATCTTACTATAAGAAATCTTATCCAGCTTATATCACTTCCACATTCCCAGGTGTTAAAGTAAAAAATACTTCAAATAGAGGAGGTCCTATGTATTTCATTAAGACTGCGGATCTTGATAAACTATTTGAAATAATCGTTTCTGAACCTTGTACTGTAAAATCATTCTATACTATGGTATTTGGATTTAGGACTAGATTCATTGGCGATGGTATTTAAAAAAGATAGGAGTAGAGCATAATGCTCTACTCCCTCTTTATTTTTTTATTAGATATCAGTCATTGTTACACCGATATACTCTTCTTTAGTTTCTTCTTCCATATTGTAGATATTGAATCTAGCATCTGGAACTAAGAATTGATTTGTTTGGAAGAGTAATGTGATAATTCTAGAAATGGAATCTAGAATAGCAGGTTCTGTTTTAATAGAAGTTAATACTTTACCATCGAAGTCTTCAGAAAGGATATTGAATGGAGCACCTTTTGTAAGACCTTGACCAACTGTAAGAATAGCTTTATCCGCATCATCATCAAAGTATGGTACATAGATCAAAGAACAAAGTTTCAAGTAAGAACGGCATAATAATGTAGCTACTGCTAAATTAATATCCTTTTCATCACCTTGAGTTAGATCATAGTATTTCTTTTCTAACTTAGAGAATGCACGGAAGCCTTCAAAGTTAGCAGCATTACCAACACCATCTTTAGCAGCAGAACGACAGTTTAATACAGCATCTTCTATAGCATCAGATAAAGGCATACGATCAGAAGTACCAATACCACCTACATAAAGATCTACCATATTAGCTTTCAATATATTGATACGACGTTTTAAGTTACCAATCTTAACAAGTTCTTGACGAGTTTCTTCATATTTCTTCAAGGTAGCTTCTAAGTTACCAAGGTAGTTTTTGAAGAATTCGGTATATTCACCTTTACCATCATACATGTTTTTAGGATTGATGATTTTAGTAGAAGTAGAATCTACGATAACTTGTTCAGCTTGACCAGCGAATGTTTTTACATTGAATGGTGTCATAGCTAAGTCTTTGGCTTTATCTTGGTTATAAGTTTCTGGATCGATATATTTTTTAATGAACTTAGCACCAGTAAGTTTCATAATATCCATCAAGTATTGGTTTTCATTGTCGATATTAGCTACCACACAAAGATATCCACGTTGTTCAGCTGGAGTATTTGTAAGATGTACCATGATTTGATCAATGAAGCTATTAGCATCACGAGAGATAGTAGGACACACGATCAAAGTAGGAGTTGGCATATCTTCTTCTTTGATTTGTTTACCTTTGTTTGCTAATTCGTTTAATTTTTGTAGAGGTTCAAAATAGGATTTAGTAACAATCATTTTGAAGTTTTCTACCATATCAGGAGTATCAATAGGAGATTCGAATACATATACGTTAGGATGAGCTAAAGTACAAGTAGAATCTTTTTCATTGTTTGCAAAGCAAGGATCGATGAAACCAGCATCATAAGTCATACCATTGTATATTTTGATTTTAGTTTCTGGAGTATTAGATGCGGATACATCAATGAATACATCCATACCATTTTCTTTATAGATATCTGTGATCAAACGAGCAATTTCATCATTGCCATTTAAAGAAGTATAAGCGATATTATAGATATCTGTAAGATTGGCTTCATGACCAGCAGCTTCGATTTCTTGGATACCTTCTTTAATGATATCTTTCAAAGCATTTACTAGTTTACGTTTAGGGAATCCTTGTTCTTGTAATTCCAATAGACCTTTGAAGATCAAGTAAGACATGATAACTGCAGAGGTAGTACCATCACCAATGGATTTAATTACTTGAGTACAAATAGTACGAATATCGTCTTTAAGAATATCTTCGATTGGTTTGTCTAAGTCAATATTCTTTAATACTGTGAAGCCATCTTTTGTATAGTTAGACATGATAGCTTTGGAACCTTTTGCTCCATCTCTATAAGAATAAGCAGTATAACCACCCATAGGACCATAAGTTCCTTGGATAGTATTAGCAAACAAATTAAGAGCACGCAATTGTGCTTCTCTCAATTGTTTTTCAGATACTACGTTGCTTACTAATTTCATTTAAATACTCTCCTTTACGTTAACCTTATTCTGGAAATTCAAAATTAGAATAAGGAGATATATATTTTATTGCATTGGTTTTAGATAAGAGAACTGCAAATGGATGATATTTCTTTTCGAAGAAATCTTCATAATTTAATGCATAATCATATAGATATATTGCTTTACCAGATACTCCTTTGTAATTGGTAATACTATCTATATCGTGGACGAATATGGCGTCAAATCCAGATACATCATCCAGTTCAATAACTGTGTTCCACTTACGAGTATGAGGGAATGCCTCAATTTGAAGTTGATCTGTTAAATTTTTGCAGTTCACTGTCACCTTGATTGAGCTGGTAGATTCTTCAGTGCCTTTTAGTACACTTAAGATATCTGTAAGTCCAGCATACTTGATAACTTCTTCATATTTATTTGTAAGAAGTTCTTCATATATACCATCAATTCTATTTAGATATTCTGGTTTGAATATAATAGAAAGAGGGTTCTTTTCAGTTCTTGTAAGAGTAAGGTATTTGATATGATACATATTACTACAATAAACCCAATCATTGAAGTAAGCGGATTTACCATAATTATCGATAAGGTAAAGCACACATGCCATATCGATATCATAAAGCATATCAAAGTCTACCATTAACTTTTTTGCATCCTTATCTTTTTTATCAATCATATATCTTCCTCAAAAAAAAAGAAACGACAGTTGAGTCGTTTCTTTATTTGATTACCATCTTATTGCATAGAACCCATGATAGAATCTAATTCAGAACTTTGAATAGATTCTGTAGTTCCTGCACTTGTATGAGTAGCTTGGTTATTACCACCACCGTTATTGAAGTAAGATTTATTTTTGTAACCACCATTGTAGTTAGAATCTAAATCTACACCAAGTTTAGCAGCAATTTTATTCAAGTATGGTTGAGTATGAGAAATATTGGAGTACGCTTGTGCATTACTCATAGCTGTATAGTACTCACGCAATTGTAAGGAAATCATTTCTAATTCAAGAGTATTGAAATGATCGAAGTCTTGTGTATAACCAGCTGTTTTAGGATCAAAGCCTACGATAGCATTGTAGAAACCTTTACGAGTTTCATAGCTGTATGCTTGTTCAATTTGACCATTTTCATTAAGTTTCTTAATGCTGATAACGATACCAGCTTCTGGCTTGCCATATACTACTTCTGGATCTTCTATTGTAATAAGATTATTACCAGAAGCAACACCAATATTACCTTGAGTTAAAGCTTGTTGTTCTTCTTTAGATGCTTGTAAGAATTGGTTAATCAATGCTTCAAACATTTTCGCCTTCTGAGGTGTTAAATAAACAGAGATGCCGTTTTTAGTGTCATAACGAGTTTCCCCATTTTCAGATTCAATTACTGGAGAGATTGAGATCTTTAGATTATTTCTCCACATAGAAAAGCTAATCATTGTTTTATCAATAATAGATTCTTTGTTAAAGAAACTGTACCCATAAACAGTAGGGGACGATTGTTGTTGGTTATCAAAATTGCCGAATGCCATTTTATAACTCCTTTTCTTTTCTTACTACCTCTAAATAAAAATTCTAATATAATGTATCCGATATCATAAATTATAAGTTTTATGAGGCCTATATCGGATTAGCATTACACTAGTCCTCATAATTATAGTGTATAATTAAGATTGCAATTAATTATATACTATAATTGTGAAGTCATATAATTTTAATAAGGAGGATTTAAATGGCTGTAAAGAAAAACGAAACTGCTACTGTCACAAAGAAGCAAAAAAGAAAAATTGGTATTAGCGATCTAATAGAGCTCTATAATGAAGGAGCATTTAGCAATGAACCAGTAGGTAAAGCTATAGGCGCTGCTATGGAAATGCATTTAAGAACTCTCATTGTATCTTACAGAGAAGAACTTACTAAGCTAGCTGAAGCTCAAGAAGCTAATGGAGAAATTGTTTATACTCCTATTTATTTTGGTAAGGGTGGATCTGGAGTAAGAAAAGCTATTGCTGAAGGTAAAGAAGTAGAAGATCTTAAAAAAGGAAAAAGAAAGATAGGATTTGCTAAGGAGTGATACTAATGAATCATAAAGAAAGAATACTTGTTGGAAAAGCTTTGTTAAAATTCGATAATGGAGCTTTACCTTTCGATATTCAATCAAGAATATTATCTAAATTAAATGATTATAAAGAATATCTCATTTATAGAGAATTGGAAAATATCATTGCATCTAATGCTATAGATACTGATATAAGTGGTACAGTAGATTTACCAGTTGAGGAAGAATCTTTATCTATATCTTTGAGCAATGATGTTTTAGATGAACTCTTTAAAACTTGTATAAGAAATAATAAAGGAATGTTTGATACAGCTCTTAATGTGGATATACCATTTGTAAAATATCTTGTTAAGATAAATAGCCCATTTATTATGCTTAAGGAAGAATTGACTAAAGAAAAATATCCTATGACGTATAAACAATATGTGGATATAAGAAGATTCTTAGGAGCTAGAAAGGGTACTAAAGAAATATTCTCTGACCTATATGATGAGTATTGTAGATTTAGAGTAGAGATAGCTGTACCATATTTAAGTACAGTTGGGTCTAGCTTGAATAACAATGTCGGTAATGTTAAAGAATTTAGAAACTTTATTAGAGCTATGCAATCTAATAGCTTAAGACCTTATACAAGTAAATACTTCTTCTATATCAATAATGGAGAGTATCCTACAAGTATAATTCTTCCTAATATGGTAAAGAATGGTATTACTAGAGGTAATGATCTAGATAGAGATAGGAGAGCGTGATGTTAGAAAAAGAATATAAGATAGAAGAATTGTCTGAATTATATGAGCAAGGATTCTTTAAGAATACTAGAATAGGTCAAGAGATTGAAGATATGGTGGCAGAATTCAAAGAGAATCTATTAAGAAATAATAGAATAGAACTTGCAAATGCTACAAATCTTATTCTTCAAGAAGAAGGAATAGAAACTACTGATGAATTCTATGAAAAGTATATTGCTGATAAAAGACGTACTAGAGTGAATATGGCTTTATTCTCTTTTATCAAATACCTTAAATCCAATCATCCTGAAATGATTAGAGCTCAGAGTGAGTCGTATGATGATAATTTTGTGGATCTCAAAACTGTTAGATTGCAATTTAGAAATGCTAGAAACTATTTCAATGACTTGCATCTATTATATAAGAATTTCTATGATAGAAATAACTTTACTTATATAAACCAACGTCTATTCTTAGAGAAATTATCTGAGTTCCCATATTATTTTAGAATAGATCCTGGAAAAGTTATACCTCCAGAATATTTTAAATAAACACAAAGAAAAGAGAAGGGAACTAAATCCCTTCTCTTATTTTTTTATTGTTCAGCTTCAAGTTCGTATTCATCATAGATCTTCATGCGTGTATCATAAAGATCACCTTTAAACAATTGATCACGTTTAACTGTAAGTTCTTTATACATACGATCAAGTTGTTTGAATTCTTCTTTTGTAAGTTGATTATTTTCAACGTAGTCTTGAAGATAAGCAAGTTTAGAATTGATATTAGCCATAAGCATAGGAATAGCATCAGGTTCATTTTCTAATGCATTTTGTTGTTCCATAGCTATCTTAACTAAATCATCTTCCATTGCTTCTGGAACAGATTTCATTTTCTTATTAGGAAGGATAGAGGATTTTACTTCTTCATATAAGATATGCTCAGCTGTACCAGCGGATTCGATTAATGCATCATCATCGATACGATTTAAACGTCTAGCGATATTATCCAATTCTTTGATTTCAATCTTAGAAGGGGATAATTGTTTACAACGATCAATCATCATAAGAGCAGGAATTCGGCTATCACGAACATTTTTGTATACTCTTAGTACCCATGCTAATACAATGAATTTGTTATTGATTTCTTTGTTGTAGTTATACCAATTCAGTGCAATCTTATTGAATGCAGATTTGATATTTTGTTCATAACCACACCATTCAAAGAAATCATTCATAACAGGATTATTATCTACTTCTTTTTTATCAAAGATAGTAATGAATTTACGAACAGCATCTCTGAAGCCATAGGACAATAATTCCATATAATGGATAGAATCAGAGATCTTCAATACGTCATTATTTTTTGTAAGATGAGCATCGATTGCTTTACATACAGATTCACATGGAGCAGCATCGCTTACCAAGTTATATACTTCATGCATAAGAAGAGCAGCAATTTCTTTAGAAGAAAGATTGATATCTTCTTGGAACAATTTAGAATCTAATTCTAAGTAATATTGATCAATAACGTATTTTTCTCCACCAGTAATGATTTTGATTACTTGTTCAGCATCGATCTTAGGCATAGCATAGATACCAAAGAAGAGTTTATCTGTATTATTAGTGTATAAAACTCTAAGACATTTAGCATCAAAGAATTTATTCAATGCATTTTGTAAATCTAAAATAAATTCTTGTTTTGGATCTTTCTTTATATTCTGAATCGCTATTTCGATATCATCATAAGCGTCTTTAAGTTTAGTTTTAGCTAGGATATCCAATGTTAATCCTCCTTAAATAACTCTAGAGTAAAATAAATTGTACAATTATCTAAATGTTTCCAGTATAAGAAAGGATGGGTACTATGAATAACAATATTTATGTAAGCGCCAGACGTGCTTTGAATGACTATGATGCTAATAAGGTGACTTATAGCAGAAAGAAATTAAATAAGAAAAAAGAAGAACCATTTGTAGAACCTAAAAAGTCTGATATCTGTATTGGAACTGGTTCTCCTATGGATGTAAAAAATCATAGATAGATATACTATATATTAGAGGTTCAGCGTACCTCTTAAAGTAAGTTTTCTTTTCTTCTACTCTTTAGGGGCTTGTGATATAGAGTTTAACACTCTATATCATATCCTCTTGTAAAAATCAGTTTCAGTTATATACTATAATAGTGAACCTGAGTTAAAGAAAACTAGGTATTTTGTTTAAGTCAATTATTTTTTTAAGAGGAGGTTTGTTTAAAATGAAAACAACAAACAGCAACAATCAAAAACGTAGTAGTTATTCTCGTGGAGGAAACCGTAACAATAATTACTCCAAACCTAAATATGGTAAATCTACTACTAAAGGCTCTTATTATGGAACCCCAGCATCAAAGAGCAACTACAATACTTATCAGCAAGATAAGTATGATAACTATGGCCGTCCAGTATCTGAAGTTGCGGAATATGGCAAATGTCAAAATGTAGCTAATGATCTAATGATGAAAGGGAATAAAGCTCACATAAAGCATTTCCCTACAATCTGCTACATTAAAGACGTTCTTAAAAACAATATCCAAGATCCAACAGCAGGATTCTTACATATTACAGAACGTGGTTTAGATGGAGTATCTTTTGATTCTATGAAAGAAGAATTCGACGTACTTCATCCGAATGAGTTGAAAACAAACATTCAACCATTCATCGATGCTATCTTTTCTGCATTCGTAACTAACGGTGTATTTGATAAGAGAAATGAAAACAATATCTCTATCATCAAACTATTGGTTCGTGAAAAGAATTGTCTAGAGAAGACATTCAATTACGACAAGATGGCATTATTAGCATCTAAATATTCCGTAGAGTATTCTAATGAAACTCTTATTACTATTGATGCTATCAAAGCAAGAATGTTTAACTCTCTTGCTGAAAGTGTATTCGCTATTGAGACAGAGTTAGCAAAAGGACCTGTTGATTTTAAACGAGATGAAACTCGTGTAAACTATATCAAAGTTCCTATCCGCTCCTTCTTGATGGAGTATGCAACCTGTTGCCAAGAAGTATTGGCATTGGTTAAACCAAAACGTTATCGCGGTTAATATCTACACACATTAAAGAGAATGGGGTGAGTTCCCATTCTCTTCTATTTTGTCTAAAAGGAGAATAAAATGAAAGAAGTAATCAAGACAGTAGCTAAATTGGTAGTGGTACTAAGCCTATTTTTTGCATGCACTAACGTAAGTGCATTTAGTACATATGTGCGAGATGACGTTACAGGAGCTTTAAGACTTAATTTTGTTTCAGAAAGTTTTGGATTGTTTAAAACAGATAAAGAAAATGTTTATAAAGGTCGAGTTACAATGAAAGTCAAAGACCTAGAAGGAAAACTTAATAAAAACAATCCAGAAATTGAAGTATATTATTTATGGGATAAGAATACTGGGAAGTTCTATCTTACTACTGGTAAAGTAGATGGGCAAAAAGTTCAAGGTGCTAAATGGGGTCCAATTAAAATGGATTCTTCAACATTCGAAGTTGATAAAAGTGTAACTTATTATATCTTCTATCGCATGTGGCTTAATAACACAGAAACTGAGACAGGTGATAGATTGAATACCGTTACATTGATGCAACTATTCCACTTAATTAAAGATGGAACAATTCCAAGTATTGATAACTAAGGAGAATAAAAATGATGAAAGCAAAACATATTGCAGTTTTAGTATTAGCTTGTGTAGTTGGTAGTGGTGCAGGCTATTTGCAAAATAATTATGATATCTTTAACACTACTGCAGCAACAAATACAGAATACTCCTCTTCTAAAGATATGAGTGTTCAAAGTTCCCATCCTCCTATTAAAGAGGACAATCAAAAAATCACAAAGAATGTTGATGCTAAAGGTAAGATGAAAGTATCTGCATACCCAGAGACTTATGTATATCCTGATACTCTAGAGTATACAACAACAAATGAAAAAGTTACTGGTAGTATTACTATCAACAATATGGATCAAGATTCTGTAATGGACTTTGAAATCTATCTAAAAAGTGGTATCATGAAGACATCTATGAAAGGGTCAGATCATTGGGATGAAACAAATCCTATTAGACCAATGGGTACTGAACCACGTTATTACGTTGCAAAATACATTGTAGACGTAATGCGTAATAATAATAGTCACATTTTAGATCATGGAACTTATCAAATGATGACTCAACGATATTAGTTTTAATTAAGGAGAGTATCTTATGAATTTTAAATCTATAATACTATCTATTCTATTCTTATTTGGAATCCTATTAATTCCAAATGCATCTTATGCATACGACAATATCTATTCAGGATATTATGATGATGGAACACCTATTCAAGTAGCTACATATGATGAATCTTCTTTTACTTATCGCAATATAGAAAATAGTGATGTAATAGAAGGTGCCGTAGCTGTAAATGAGTATAATACAAATAAGATAGTCTATTTCCAATACCACCCAAAATATAATAATCTATGGGTTAGAGTTGGAGATGATGGAGAATGGATGTATATAGATGGAGTCGAAGATACTCTCTATTATATCTATGCAATAGATATTTCATTCCAATTGCTAGACAGTGGTAAATTAGATGAAACAAAAATAAAGAAGTTTATTCCTAATTATAGAGAGGAAATTTAATGAATGATAAATTTTCGATATTAGCAACTGTTGTGACTGCTATTATCGTAATAATTTTTGAATTAATTAAAAATGGGGTATTAAAATGAGTATGAAAACTATGATCGTCATTGCAGTATTAGCAGTGGTTATTCATCAATTACTAAAATAAAGAAGAGGATTAATTTCCTCTTCTTTTTTGTTGTGTCTAATATTAGGAGGTTAGATTATGTTTTCAGCTATAGTAAAAGATGCAGAATCTGGTTACATGAACTTTGCTAATTCAATAGATGAGTTAATAGAGCATATAGAGACTCTATATAAGAAAAATAAAAATTTTAAAAGGTCTTGGGATAAATATGATTCTTTTGGCAAGATAAAATTTATTTTATTTTCTAGCATCAAGGATAATCCTTTAGATAATTTGCTATTAAGCCATACATTCAAAATCCAAACTAATTATATGGATATAGAATCTCTTATCAAATTAGCTAATTATCTAGGTATAGATGAAAAAGCTGAATATAAATCTATGGATGGTACTGTTACTACTAACTTAAATGTATTATCCAATATATTAGGATTGTGGCGTGTATGGGATAAGCTCAGTATTCAATATACACGAATGAAAGAGAATATAAGAGATTATACTAAGGGTGAGTATCCATATTACGATAGTTTAGATACTGATCCATTTTATTTTATAAGTTAATTGGAGGTAAAACTTATGTTTGAAGCTATAATAGAAAATAATAAGTATAATAACTATTGTGAGTATACTGAAGATTTTATTGTTGGATTAGAAGAAATAATGAGACAGGATAAGGCGCTAAAGGCTGAATTATGCAAGCTTGACCCATATATTAGATTAAAACTTATCCTATTCAATACTGTTACAAAAGATAATGAGAAGTTCAAAGGTTCATTATGTGAATCACTAACTACTGAGATTAAAGACTTAGATTTTAGATCTATAATAAATATAGCTAGATATCTAGAGATTGATCTAACTAATAATAATATTTATGAATCTAAAAATCTATCTATTATTTCTAATATGCTAAGTAAATGGCATGTCTGGAGAGGATTAGGATTATATAGAAATTCAGATGTGGTTCTTACTAAAACAAAAGAATATGTCTTTAATAAACATGATTTTATAGACGATCTTGGTTATCCTGTATTTTAAATAAATCAAGAAGTAAGGAACTATTCCTTACTTCTTTTTTTTTGTAATTCATAGCTTTTATGATTATATACTATTATAGTGAAATAGATGTGAGAGTCTATTGTATCCATTTGTTATATTATATTTATAAGGAGGAAAACAAAATGGAAATTAGAGGGTATTGCTATATTGAGAATCGTAAAGTCACTGAAAATGTACAAGACTGGCTTGTACGAGAATATTATTGCATAGAAAATGTTGAATTTGACGATATCAAAATTTACTTAGAAAGAGAAATCAAAAAACTACAAGAGTTTAAGGAACAAGGTCTTGTAGAAACCTTTCTTAAAAACTTCTTTGAAACTATTATCAAAGAAGAGATAACAGTGCGCAGACATTGGGTCAACTATCTTGATACGTTAATGGAGGAACGATATGTAGAGGATGGAGAAACAATGTATGAATATGAGAGCGACTATTGGGCGCCTCTTGCAATTCGTGGTGCAAAAGATGAAGTAGAAATCTTCATAAAGAAATTATTAGAAAAAACAGAATTTAAATTCGAAGATTTAAATCTAGATCTATCTGAATTAGAAGAAAAATTCGAATCCGATGATTACGAAGAAGAAGGAGGGTCTATAGACCGACCTTATTACGAACAACGTAGTCGTAATTTCACACTATAAAATAAAGAGAGCTTAGTCTCTCTTTATTTTTTTTTTGTGAAACTCATTTAAATCAGTTATATACTATAATAGTGAAATAGATGTGAGAGTCTATTGGAATCATTGTTTGATTTATTTTAATAGGAGGAACGACAATGTTTTTGGCAAATGTTTTTAATACTGTTAATGGGAAATCTGATTCTTTCCCTGTCGAATCTGGATTATATTTCAGAGGAGATAAAAATATAGTAAGCGATTCCATTATCTTTAAGAAAGGTATAGACAATTGGGACGACCAAATATATGCTTTAAGAGCACTTATTGAAAGTCAAGGTTATGATATTAATGTTGGAACTTTAATAGCATTTTTTAAAAAAGCATATAATAACACAATTTCTGTTCAGAAAAAAGGCATTTCTTATTATGAGTATCTAGAAGATACAAAGGAAAAGATAGTAGAAGACTTTAGAATTGAATATACATTCACAACTATAGAACAGGATTTTAAATTCATAATGAGAGGAACAGATACGACAGAATTTAGAAAAATTCTAAACTGTCTATTTATGGCTATGGAAGGGGTCTCTAAGTATATAAACGACAAAGGAGAAGTGGATAAAATCGTTTATGAGGTATCAGAAATGATAGAAGAGTGTGGAGGGAGATCAAAATTAGTTGAGTTGGTAATAGAAGGCGTAAAGCCTTTTATGAAAGATCTATCTAAAGAGGATGTAGAAGCTATGCCTTGGTTAACTCTAGAAGATCAACCAATGGAACTTACAGAGCTTCCATATTATTATTTATAAAGGATAAAGAGAGCTTAGTCTCTCTTTATTTTTTTTTTTGTAAATTATTTTTTTTATAATTATATACTATAGTAATGAAATAGGCGTGAGAGTCTATTGGATTTAATTTCATTTTATTTTTTATTTTAAGAAAAGGAGATTATAAAAATGGAAATTAAAAATGCATATGGGGTAAAACTAAGCAAAAATGGTATTGATTATACATCATTAGAAAGCCAAGATTGCAAATTAGTTAAATTGTTTAATAATAATAAAAAAGGTGATCGATCAAAAGTTTTTAAAGATATAATCAAATGCATCAAAGCACGTTCTATAGATGATAAATATCAACTTTTGTCTTTCTTTAGGAATATGATAAAGAATGATATAGTTAAAATGAAACACCGTTGCATTGTAGGTGGAGAGCGTAATGAAATAGTTTGCTATAGTTATATCATAGATAGATTTGTGCCATTTGCTATACGTGGATATGACTGTGAAATAAGAAAATTTATTAGAACAGTGTTAAACGAAAGCAATTATGTTATTAAAGATGAGAGAGGTATAGTTATTGAGAGATCTCATCTTAATATCGTTTTGAGAGATTCAAATATGACTCAAAGTGAGATGTATCATTATCTGCTAAAAGGTTTGAAACTTTCTGGAAATAAACATGTAAGATTCCCAGCGTTATATATGACAAATTGGGATGGAGAACCATATTACAAGTATAATGGAGGTACGATAGATCTAAGGGGTATCAAATAAAATTATAAAATAAAGAGAGACTAAGCTCTCTCTTTATTTTTTTTTACTTATATACTATAGTGGTGATATATTAGTAAGGAGGCGATGATATCGATGGATATGAAATCAAAAGTAATATCAGTAAGGGATTTAAGGCGTTCTAGTATTTTGCCAGACTTTCTTCCAAAGAGGACTACATGTGCATTTCCTAAGAAGGAAACTATTGAAGAGTTTAGATCAATGAGGGCCAACCTTATGGAAGTTTTTAATTATAATCGGTTAGAGGCAAATATAATTATTAAGGACCCAAAGAGTAAAAACCATGATACTTTATTAAAATTAGATGGTCAAGAATTATATGATAATATAAAACTATTTGATCTAAAGAAACTTACAGGGTTGGATAGGATTAATAGCCTAGTTCCTATAATAGATTTGTTTGGTAAGATATTAACTAATACAATTTTTATTACAAATTATAAGACCCTATACTTCAAAGATGATACTGGATTTGAAAAGGATACAGAAGCGTATAAAGTAGAAAATATAAACAGTTATACTTCATATAAGGAGAATTGCGGGGATATAGCTCTAAGAGGGGATATAAATTCTTTAAAGAATTTTATTAGATCAGTTATTACATACAACTTCTGTGCATATAGAAAAGATATGGTAGGAGTATTTAATTATACTTACCTAGGTAATGGAGAAGGATTGGAAGAAGATTTAGATGGTATAAAAGAATCTAGAGATAGAAAATTCAATACCTATGTATTTCCAGAGTTAGAGAAAGAATTAAAATATGCATCTGATGGGCTTAATAGTATAAGTGAAAAGAAGAGTTTCACAAGCAGAAAACATATGGTCAAATGGCCTTAAAAGAATTAGACACAATCAACCCCATAGACCGTAGTGGTCTATGGGGAGTTGTCATCGGATTTTCAAAAGCTTGAAAATAATTTTAAGATCTTTTCTCTAAGATCTATTAAAGTTTATTTTTTTCTGATCTAACTAATTAGATTAGTTTTTAGGATCAGTTACTGCATAGTTAGGGGATGGGTATGCATAGTTTTG